AGCCAGTTTCCGAAACAGTTGTCGAACATTGTCTGAAACGCCGCTGGCGACCAGCCCATCATGTAATCGCTGTGGAAAGTCTTTCCTGGATCAAAGTTTGCCGAGGCTGAGTTGCACACCCCATCGAGCATCTGGTCAGACGACAAGCACCATTTGCCAGCGACGAATTGGGGATCGATATCCCAATAGATCTGAATCTCGATCGACGGGATGACATAAGGGTGATCGTTCGGGCAGGCATTATAACCGATCGGCTTGGGGATTGACGGCCATGCCAAGTGGTTACGGTGGTTGGAAGTGTCGAGATTTACGCCGTCCCAGCAGGTCGGGAAGGCGAAGAACATTCCGATTACGCTGTTCTTGGCTGGGTCCACATTGTAGGGGCACGGCGAAGAACCGCTTCCAAAAGCATCCTTCAGATGGGCAACGCTGCGGATCGAAAGGGTACCGCTCGACCAGTCCCAGCACTGCCAGCCCATGATTGGCGTGACGCCCGGCCCACCCGATCCATTCGAGAAGTCATAGCCAATAATCTCACGCAGAGCGGTCGGGATATTGACGCAAGCCCCGCCGGCACCAGGCATGTAGTTGGTCGAGCCAGGCGTGTTGCACTCTGGATTATTCTGCGACCACTGCTTGTAATAGAGGTTAATGATATTCGGCTGAATGCTGTTGCCGAGCCCGTCCAAAACGTCTGGGTACCAATAAAGCGACTTTTGGAGCGGATGGGCAGGATCTGTGCTGCCGCATGTCGTCATGCCGCGAGCAGAGCGCTGCTGGGCATAGTCGGTGCTTGCCGTTACGCCAGTATAGCCGAAGAAGCGGTGCGTGTGCGACCGCCCCTTCAAACCCGGATAAACAACTGGATCAATCGGAGCGTGAGGCCCTGAAGAGCAGATCATCCGGAAAGCTGCGCGAACGTCATCGTGAGCACTGGCCGCTGTGGTCGTCAGCCCGAGTGAAGTGGAAAAAGGGTCAGCGATAGGCGTAACTGGTGCGGTGAGTGAGCTGAAGGTCACCGTCCCGGTCATGGTCAGGCCGGCGCCGATCTCTAGCGTGCCCGTGGTGCGACCGGACACATCGCCGGTGATAAGGTAGCGGTGCCCCTCCTTGATTGCAGAGTTCATCTGCATCAGCATTTGCATGGCGGTGGCGCTGTTGCCGTTCGCCTTTGACCCGCTCACGGTCCACAGATTGGGGCTCGACGGATCCAGCATCCACGCTGAAGGATTGTCGAAGCCCGTGTCGCTGTTCAGTTCGACAGCAAGAGCTGGCGCAGCCAAATTGCTCAGAGCGGCTGAGATGAGGAGGATATGCCGCAACTTCATGGGATCGCTCCGTACCCGGTGGGCGGTGTTGCGGCCCAAGCCGACGCACCGAAGTTGAGCGTTGCCTGGCCGTTAAACCCATCCCCCTGAAAGCCTGGGATGATCGGCGTGTTGATTGCGCTAATGGAGTATCCACCTGTGCCAGCAACCGGATCGCAGCCGCTTGGGTACCATGTCGAAGGTGCGCTGATCTTGCGCCAGCAAATCTTCTTATTGGTCGCGTCGAGCGCGATGCCAAGCGTGTCTCCGGTCGTGTAAGTTGGCCCCGCAGGATAGGTTGACCAACCGTTGATCTGACCGGAGAACGTGCCGACGCCGTGGAGGTCGGAGCTGCTGTTGCCCCACCACGCGCTGAGCGATTGCGTGCTGTCCGCAGCGCCGAACGACATGTTGCCGCTGGCGGTGTCGATGTGGACTTCCCAATAGACCTTGCCGCTCGAAGCGCCGCGCGTAGCTCGAACGCTCGCCGGTGATGCGCAGCTATTGCATCTGACAGTCAGGTTTCCGTTGCTGAAAACGAACCCAGAAGATGCATCAGCGGTGTTGAGTACGATCGCCGCGACCGCATCGGTCTTGGAAATCGTGTTCGACCATGCCGAGAAGCGCGGAAGGCCAAGTGGTGTCTGCGCTTCGATCCGCTGGCGTTCGTAATAGTTGGCGGTGCCAGAGAGATCGGGGAGCGGCGGGACCGCCTTCGACCAATCCGGCGCGACCATTCCAGCCATCACCCGTTCGGTGAGGATCAGCCGGCCATCATACAGCAACGAAGTTGGAGAGAAGCTGCCGTCGCTCGAAATCTGCCGACGCAGTTGATAACCGGCATATGTCTTGGACTGAAGCGAGGTTGTGATCGTGTAGGGTGACGCGCCAGACGCGGAGGTTCGCGCGAGGACTGGTGTGTCCTGCGCTGGCGCCACTGATGGGATTTGCAGCGCGACGAGGAGCAGGAAAAGGGAGAGGAGCTTTTTCATAGCGAGATGTCCGCGACTGCCGATGTCGCCGACGATGCATTGACCGAAGAAGGACCGGCACCGTTGCGAGCCGTCTCCTTGACCGTAATCGTTGAGCCTATGTCCGCATCGCCCGGCGTATAATGATCGTAGATTTCACCTGGAATCGCGGTTGAACCGAGATACCATTGTTCATCCCAGCTGGTCGGGCTGTTGGTGTAGGTTCCCTTGCGGACAAAGAGCGTCTGCCCGACGATCGGGGCAGTAACCGAATTGTCGGAACCATCGGTGATCACAGGGGCAGCGCTGATGCCAGGAGGAGCGCTTGCGCTTGATCGGTAATGCTGGACAACCGGCGAGATACCGACGCCGGTAGAGAGCATCGCTCAATACCCCAGGAACAGGCCCAGAGAGGCCGATGCGGCTGAAATCTTGGTGAGCTGGTAGGGATTGACGCCGACCACGACAGGAACCGCGCTCAGCGTATTGCCATCCGCATCCACGCAATCGATCGTGCCGGCAGTGGTGGCAATGACCCCGCGGCAGGTCGAGAAAGACGTTCCGCTTGGCGTCCAGGAAACCAGCTTCTTGAACGCAGAAATGTCGGACGAACGGCCACTCATTTACTTAGGCTCCAGCATTGAGGAAATGTGGGCCAGCCCAGGGGGTAAGGCCGGCCCACATCACTTTAGGCTCCGGGAGAGCCGTACAGAGCGCGGGGATCAGTCCAGCCCACGCTGTAGCGTTCGTAGCCCTTGTACTTGAGGTTGCCGGTGTCGAAGTCGCCGTCCTGGGCAAACTCGGCACTGACACGCTGGAACAGCTTCATGCCCTGCGGCACGTTCGTTCGAATGAAGAAAGCATCCGAGTCCGTCAGGTAGTGATTGACCTTCACGCCGTCCGGGAACACGCCCATCGCCCGAAGAGCGTTGATGTCGTTGTTCGCCGTGCCCGACTGCTGGGTGGACTTGAGGATGCGCTGCGCCTCGAACGCATAAGCCGTGGGGATGATCAGCGACCGCGGCATGAGACCGATCTTGAGGCCACGAGAATTGGTGGCGTTCATGATCTGGACGCACAGATCCTCAAGACTGGCTTCCGACAGATCGGCGGCCGTCGAGAGGGTGTTCGACCAGCTGCCAGCAAGCGACGGGTGATCCGTCACCAGCAGCGCCTTGCCGTCGCCGCCCGTATAGGACGTGTTGAACGCGCGGTTGTAGACGTTGGCCGCGACATTCTCTTTCGTCTGACGGAACGAGAAGGCGAGCATCTGGGTACGGGTGACGCCCTTCTTCTCGTAAAGGTTGTCGTCAATCTCCTCGCGGGTCACGATGAAGCCGAGGCCGTAGGCAATGTGCGTGTAGCGCGTTACCGACTGCTGGCTCTCCGTGTCGTAAGGAGTGGGAGCGCCCTGCTGCTTGACCGATGCCAGGCCGAAGCCCGTCATCTCGACCTCTTCCTCGTAATTCATATCCGAGGTTTCGGTGTCGAACAGGTCGGGGAACTCTTTCGGATGTTCCTCGTAGTCGCGGCCCCATACCGCATTGAGACCAGGCCAAAGGAGCTTTGGCACGTTTCCGGTGTTGATGACGGCCATCGGTTAGACTCCCGCGATCTGGTTGGCGTATTGGTGGCGGTTGATGCGCACCAGGAAGCGGCTCGCCACCGTTCCCGATGAAGCTGACGATCCAATGTCGTTGTCCGGACGATCGACCAGGCCGATGATCTTCAGATCCAGCGTGTTGGTCGTCGCCTCGCTCGCATTGTCGATGGTCGAGCCGGAATAACCGGTGACGGTCGAGCCGGCGGTGACGGTCAGGTTGACGTTCAGGCCAATGTCGTTGGCCGTGAGCGCCGTTCCCGAGTTGCCCTGCTGGACCTCGAACAGAAGATTGGGATCGTCCGCGACCAGAATACGGCGCAGCGTCGAGGCGGCGCGGTAGGTCAGGCTGTCGCGCGTATCCGGCACGACACCGACCACGACACCGCACATCACATCGCCGGATGCGGCCTGGGCCACATCGGCGAACGGCGAGCCGTTGATGATCGAGGAGGTTCCAACAAGCTTGACCGCATCGCCAATGTAAATGGCCGTGCCGTCGCTCGCGGGAACAGAATAAGTGCGGACAGAGCCCGTGTAGGGCTGACCGCTCAGCCCGTTGACCGGGCGAAGGCCGAATGCGGCATTGACGTTCGCCATGAGGCACCCTTTTCCAGCGTCATGTCCGACGCTTTAAGGGTGCTTCATCGGCTTCCCATCAGCGTCCGGACGTTATCGAACCGTGGCCGTATTGGTTCTCAACACGACCTTCGAGATCGCGACCGGCGGTGATGGCTTCGTCGATCTGGCGATTGACCGCTTCCTTTTCGGATTCCCCCTGGGCGTAAAGCTCGTCAGGAGTTTCCATCAGATAAGCGTGGAGAGGTTCGCCGTTCGCCTTGGTGCCTACGAGGCGCGTAACGCGCGAACCGGGATCGGCTGTCTGGATGCCCGTTTCCGAAACGAACTCATAACCCAATTCTGTAAGTTCCGCAATACGGTTACCATCATCATTAACCCAGCGCCGTTTCTGGCCGTCACGAGAAGGCGCGTGAAGCTTCAGGCCGAACCCGCCGACCTTGGAACGGCGACGGCGTTTTGCGGGCGAGGATTGCTCCCCGCCCGATCCGGAGGGGGTTTGCCCGGATGGCTTGGGTCCAGTGGTAGCGGGCTCGATCACGTCACTGAGCGCAATCGGCGAAGTCGGGGTTGCCCTGCGGCGGCGGCGAACGGTCATGCCTTGAATCCTTCCCAATCATGCGTGCGGGCGTAGTAGGTACGCGCCGCAGCGATGTCCTTTTCCTTGTCCCCGGTAGATTTGACCCCGAGCAATCCGCGGTCGATGAAGCGCTGGTATTGGCGCTGTGCGTCAGGCGGGAGATTGTCCCACGACTTCGACGAACCTCGCGGCCTTCCGGCATTTCCACCCTCAACCGCGCTCGTGGGCTTGAGACGTGCAGGTTTTCCCTTGAGCTGGGGATATTTTTCCAGCGTGAGATCGTGGACGAATGCGAAGAAGTCAGCCGGCGCCATCTCCTTGGTCTTGTTGATGTGGCGATCGATCATCCGGTCGAAATAGAGACGCCCGTTGATGTCCAGTTCCGAGGCGTTGGCGAGATTGGCCCGGTCGTACCACGGATTCTCCTCGCGGAACGTATCCAGCGCCTCTTCGGCCTCGCGCTTCAGCTCCTGCGGCGACTTCCCCTCGGTCTCGATGGGCTTGAGATCGCCCATCTCCTTCATTGCCGCGCGCGCAGCCTGGAGATCACCGCTTTCAACGGCTTCCTCGATCGTTTTTTCCAGTTCCGACTTGGCGCGCTCGTAAGCCCGCTTCTCGGCACCCTCGAAATGGGCCGTGGCGCGCTTCAGATCCTTCTTGATGCTGTCGAGATCGCGCTTCAGGCGGGCATTCTGCGCCTTCAACAGCGGCATCATCTCGTCAGCGCGCTTCATGAAGGTTTCGGCATCCACCCAACGCGATGGATCGCCTTTGAACTCCTCCTTCGAAGTCCAGCCGTGCTCGCGCGCCTCGGCTTCGAAGTCGCGCTCGGTGGTTTCGGTAACGGTCTCGACCTGATCTTCGCCGGGAATCTCGGTCCCGGAATCGATCTTCAGTGCTGCACTCGCCATTTCAC